AACTTTTAGTTTGATACTCAACAATTTTGTTTTTCTCATTCGTAAACCAATCCGTAACTGGATTTGCTTTAGCAACACCTGTAATTAACATGAATACTAATATTGCTAATACGCCTATACATTTTTCTAAAAATGTCATACTTTCCTTCCTGCTGTTTTAATGTCCTCTTTGGCAATAACCATGTAAGGACCTTTGTTGTAAGCTGGAGCTACTGTAAAGTTTTTAGATGCTTCAATTCTCCAACTATTGTCAGGTTTTGTACCACCTGTACCAATTTTGTTTGACATAGGTACATCTGATAGAGTCTTCTCTCTTTCAAATGGCATTGTTCTTTCTGCAATGTCAATTGTATGTCTACCATCTGTTGTCAATTTAATTCTACCATTATCATCACAATCAAAACCCATAGACCTAAGGTACTTGATATGTTTAGCAAGAGCCTCAAGGTAACTTTTCGTAGGTTTTTTCTTTTTCAACCTACGAATTGCACCACTAGAATTGTTTGTGTAGATAATCGCCATTAGTTTACACTTTCTCTTTGTGATTTATCAAACTCTGATTCTGCCATTTTTTCAGAATAAGTTTTACCAAAGACTTTCATATAAAAATGGTCTTTTGGACTAGGCGCTGAATAGGCCTCTAATAGATTTGTAAAGTTAACATCAACACCATCATAATACTCTGGATGGTTTTTTCTTAACTCTATATGGTCTTTGAAGAATTGAATACGATTGTCGTATATCTCTTTCTTACCTTTCGTGTCTTTAGATTTCGCAACATCAAACTCTGCGAAAAGAGTTTCTTTTGAATAAAATGACATAATATAAACCTTTCTCAATTGTTATTCACTTATCCTACCACAACCGTTTGGAAATGGCAAGCATTAAAAAAAGCGTGTTTTTGTTGACTTTTCTCGCCAGAAAAGCTGCCAGGATGCGCCAGGATTGACGAATCGAAGCGTCTGTGTACTATGATACCCCCTCTGGAAAGGGCATTTTAACTTCCTCAAAGTCTTTTTGACTTTCAGCCTCAGCCCATTTATCAAAAGCCTCCACTTCTTTTTGATGGTAGGCAATACACTCTTCACATTGTTTGACGGCAGTTTTAATGTCACCACCTTTAATCAAACCACGAATTTTCTTTAGGTCATCAATATGATTCAGAACATCAATCATTACTTTTCTCCTTTTTGGTCCTCTGAATTCATCAATAGTACAATGTAATGTACAGCTTTTAAAAGGTCTTTTCTATTACGACCATCTTTCTTACCAAATCTTGCAAGATATTTAATTGCATTTGCCTGGCAGAAATCTTTATCTATACCACAAGACCTTAACAAATCTTGTACTTGTACACCATCAGATACTTGAGCATAGTGTTGGCCATAAGTACCTTTGATGTAATTTAAAACTTCTTCTAGTATTTTATCTTCATTATATTTCATATTATATTCCTAGTGCTTTTATAACATCTTCCTCTGTCAATGGCAACCTTTTTCCAGATTGTATCCAATCTACCATTTGTTCAAAGTTAAATGCTTCGTCTGGTTTATTTTCTTTTTCTAAAACTTTTTGAGCTGCTTTAAAAAACTTTAACATATTCATATCTTGACCACCTACATCTGGTCTACTTTGATATTTACCTGGCCTTTGATTACTCATTATCTATTACCTCTGGTCTAAAATCACTTAAATGATTTAGATTAGCATATCTACCAGCTTCGTTAATAGCATACGCTAATGTTTGCCTATGTCTCTTTACTGTATTCTTATAAAGGTCTTTTGCGTCTTCATAAGTTTTTACAATAGTCTTTGTTGACTTATCTAAAGGTCGCCATTCTAAAATAGAATATTCTACTGCATTATCTATAATAGATTGTTCCCATTCATTTGGTTTATTATCCATGCATCCACTCCAAATCGTTTACTGCACTACCCTCAACTCTATCAATTTGGTCAAAGTAACACCAATATGTACCTTTATCACCTGAATATGTGATAGCACCAATATAGTTCAAATCTGTATCATAAGTTTTTGCATTTAGACTAGTATCATTCTCAGCAGCTTTATCATTCTTTTCTGTAGCAATACCAATATTAACAATAGTTCCTTCTCTACCGTCTTTTGTATAAACATAATCGCCTGTATTAATTATCATAATGTATCCTTTTGTTAGTGTTTTGTTTGAAACAGGTGTTCCTTGTCATAACTTAAACCTAGTGTATAACAAATATAACCTGAATCTTGTTCTTTGTCAAGTCCCTCTGCTTGCAATATCCATTTTATCGCAGCTTCTCTATTTTCTGCACCTAGAGTAAGTGCTTCATCAATTCTACTTTCAAAGGCTTTTAGATTATCTTCTTCTTGCCTTTTTTCTATCTCTGCCTCACGCTTTGCTACATCACAAAGGTGGTCTAACTCTTTTTCTAACTCTGCATTAGACATTTCTTTAAAGTTGTAATGTCTACCTTTTACACCATATGCCTCTTTGTGCATTTCATACACACTTGTTTCAAGATTACTTCTTTCGTAATCTTCAACGGTAAAAATACCTTGGTCGTTCCAGAATTTAATATCTTCTACAACCATACCAGCCCATGAACCAGGATTTGCAGCCATCCAGGCTTTAGACTTAGCGTTAATATTTTTAATGTGTTCTAATAGTGTCATTGTTATGCCATCTCCAGTTCCATGTCGATTACTTCATCAACATTGTTCTCATCAATATCACATAACTCAACGGCTTCTACATTCATAATTTTTGCTTTAGCAGCTTCTTTAGTGATAGCATTGTTTTTAAGTTCAAGTAAGATTGCGTCAACAGCTTTCTCAGCTTGGTCCCAATAGTAGTTTTTAACTTTAGACATAGTGTTTTTCTCCTTTGTTATTGTTTATAATTTGTAAGACTTCATATAATGTTTTATATGGGTTACTATACAATACTTTCTTAGCATTGGCAACTCTTTTTTCAAGTCTTTTTAGTCTTATTTGCATTTTCTTTTTGTTATATTCTCTAATCATTATGTGTCCATTATACAGGTTTCCACATAGAAAGCAAGCGTTTTTTCGCTTTTTTTTAAAGTTTTTTTTGAGACCAGGTAAGGGTTTTAGAGCTGCGACACAAAATACTTGTTATTTCCAAGCATTTTTTACCCATTCCTGCTCAGATTCGTGAGGATTTGGCTGTCCGTGAAACACGGTTACCAACGATTCGCCATTATGGTCGTATTTCATGTCTTGTCTGGAGTATCGGTTACCTTTTCTGTCATACCACTTATATGATTGTGTCCACGAATCAGGAAAAGAACCACATCCAGGAGTGTTCTTTATAAAGTCAGATATAAGGTTTTGGTCACCTGCAAATCTTCTAAGGTATTCTGGTCGGTTTCCTATGAATTTATGCCAAATCCGTCCGTGAAGGTCTTGCTGTTTGAATCTCATAATACTGGAGTTCCAAAGTTTGGTACTTGGGTTAAAATCATTCATACCACAAAAATCTAATTGTGGTTCGTGACTGTAAAAACAGTCTATGTTTTCTGTAATGACAACATCTAAGTCCATGTACAATGTAACGCCTGGTAAATATGTGTCTGGATGAAATAGTTGTAGTTTGTTCCACCAACCTTGTAAATCAGTTTCTTTAAACTGTCTAATGTCAATATCTCCCTCAACCATCTTATGCATTTTAACATGGTCGGTAAATACTACAAAGTTTATAGGAAGTGTGGTGTTTCTTTTCACCATATTGTAGAGTTTTTGTACATACTCTACGGCGTACTTATCGCCATAACAAACACAAACAAAATTATAATTCATATCAATAACCAATTGTACATTGCCCTCATACTTAAAATCAAATACATTAACTCCATCAGCGCTCTTGGCCAATCTCTGTCTTTGTAACCAAAATACACCCACATAACACAAGCTATTACACTAAGTAACCAACCTACCCATTGAGTAGATATGTTAGCACTTGATAAGATATAAACAGAAGCTACTGCTAAACCAAATCCTACCCAACGCTCTGGTACTGTTCCTTTAAAATATCGAAAGCCAAGCCATCTTCTATTTCTTGTATTGTAAACTGGTGGTTTGCTGTCATGTTTAGCCATTCTTGCACCGTCTTCCTACCTGGTTTAAAAGGTTTTTCTATTTTATCTATTCTACGACTTGTTACCAAAGCTGCCACATTTCTTTGATGTGTAAACCCTGGTGTCATATTTAGTACACCATCTACTGCTGACAATGACATATTTGTCACAACACACCATGCGTTTTTTAAATCATCTCTAATGTCTGTACCCCAAAATTCATTACTAGGTCTTGGCTTGTTTCTCATTTTAATTGGTCTGTCTGTATGTTTTCTAATCTCTTCACCAACTTGTTTAATCCACTCTTCTTGTGTAACATTATTAATGTGATAACATACAGTAGGAGATGAAGGACATAATAAAACATAATCACCACTATCACGCCAACCTTTAAAATGACAATCAATACCTTTTTTATCTAACTCATTCCACCTATCAGGCGAAGTAACATGAAACTTTAAAGTATGAATATTACCCTTACATATTCTAAAGTATGTGTTATCATAGTTATTGATTATTGGTTCTGGATATCTGGTAATTTGTTCAGTAAGGTAACCAACATCTACATACCACCATTCATCACCTCTTTCTTCACATTCTTTTATTTGTCTAATATTTTGGCCTGCTAAACCCCAAAAGAAATGAACATCTTTACCCTCGTCTTTCCAACCTTTTTCTATGGCTGGCATTAATTGATGTGATAAACATTTGTCCCACGGTAATTTATGTGTAATAATCATCTGCTTGCTACTAAATTTTTGTTAACTTCAATTACACTTTTTAATAATTCACTATCTAAAAAGTTTGCAAATGCCTCCATGTCTTTAGGAAAACAATTGCCATCATAACCTAATTCTTTTACTTTCATGTGACTAGGACCAATATTCTCAAAGTCAGACAATGTATTGATAATCATATGGTAATTATATGTCTTATCTAACTTACTATACAATTCATGGAAGAAAGTAACCTTTGTTGCTAACCAACAGTTATAAACATATTTGATTACACTCGCACTCTTTTTGTCCATAACAATATTTGTCTTGTGATGAAAATTAAATCTCTCAATCCACCAATCTGCTTCACTTCTCAAACCACCCCATAATACATGTTCATTCTTTTCAAAATCTCTCTTGGCATGTGCCTCTCTTAAAAATTCAGGAGAATAAACTACATTCTCCTCATACACACCTAACATATTAGGTAAAATGGTAGATTTGATTAATGTTCTTACATCTCTCAATGCAATTACTGTCTTATCTATTAAGGTTATATCTTGTTCACCATTTATGGTTGGTGTAGGTAAACATATAACAGCACCCTCAATCTTATCTACAAAATCCTCTATTTTATTATCGTTGTATTTCGGGTCAATTCGTACAACATCATTGCCAGCATTTTCTAATGCGTTAGCAATTGTGCTTCCTACAAACCCACAACCTATTACTGCTAATCTCATTTTAAGTCTATCCTTATCGTGTCGTAGTAAATATCAAACCATTCGTCTGCATAATCACTTCTAGCATAGTCTTCAAAGTATGGTCCGCCTAGTGTCCAATGTACATTCTTTGCGTTAGGATTATAGTCGTACTCACCAACTAACCAATTCCATTCTAAGTCTAATGTACCAATAGCGTCATCATTTGGTAACCATTTAAATTGGTGTAGTTCTAAACCTGAAGCTTCATTAACATATTCAGGTGTTAATCTATTACAAAGACTATTATTCATAATCATCATACTAGACCAATTTTTCTTTTCAAACTTTTCGTTTTTGGCACCTCTAAATTTATCTTGTTTAGGTTCATAATCATGTTTACAGCACATAACAGAATATATAAAATTTCTTTTATTCCATAACTCTGCAATATCTCCTCTAAACATCATATCACAATCCATAAAGATAGAGAAGCCTTGGTACTTTCTCAAACTAGGTACCATAAATCTACTAAATGCAAAATCTGTAGATTGGTTTTCTTGTTTCTCTCTTGTAAATTCTGGTATATTATTCAAACACAATGGTGTGATTGAAACTGGTTGACTAGAGTTTCTTCTAATACTCTCTGCCAATACATGAAAGGCAACCTTTTCTCCCTCATCATAACCTATAAAAACATCTATCATATTCTTGCCTCTGGACTTCTACCTTTCAGTTTTCTATTGCCTTTGGTATGGTCATAAACAGGTCCTAATATCGACCTTGCTTGTACATGACCTGGTTTACCATCACCAATGTTGTAATTTCTTGTGCCTCTTTTTTCAAATTCTTTTCTTACATAATCCCATACATAACTATCGTGTTGTTCTTTTAGGTTATATATGCCATCTGTATCATACAATGATTTCATTCTATGTGCATACGATAGAACAGCAGGATGTTTTAAATTAAAGTATAAGAAACCACATTCACTATAATGGTCACCTCTACCTAGATATGTCATCATACAATCATCTTTGTGAATATGTTTTTTAATCCATTCTTCATCAATTGGTTTATGAAACACACTATCAGCGTCAATACATATCAAACCATCAACATCTTCATTGATAATGGCATGACAATATGCATAAACCTTATAACTGAAACGAACACCATCTGTAAGAAACTCTTTGCCTTTTACTTTGTAATCAGAATATGGTTGTCTATTTTTGTTTCGTTCTACAAACTCTTTCAATTCAGGTAAAATTTTCATCATACATTCATCTTCATTATAGATTTTCAAAGGAAATGGCCAGTTATAGGTCTCTTTAAATCTATAAGCATATTCTTTATAGAGTTTATTATTGTATGTTGTAATAGTTTTAATGTTCATCTTTACTCGCAAAATATGTTCTAGTAGGTAAATGTTTGTTATAAAATATTGCTTCTGAATTAATTACATTGTCAATCACATAACTTCTAGCTTCTAACCATCTCTTTATTTCTCTAAAGTTTGTACCATATCTTTCATAATGTTTATCTTTTGTTTCTAATACAATGATAGGTTTACAAGATGTAATTGTATATTCGCCACCTTTTAATACTTCTAACTCATAACCCTCTACATCTATTTTAATAAAGTCAACTCTTTTAAGACCAAAACTATCTAGTCTTCTCATATCAACTTCATATGTGCCAGATTGGTCAACATATGGATTACCTGTATTATCATCATCTGTTGATAAATTTATCTTACCATCTCTACCACCTAAAGCACAATCGTATAGTGTGTAATTCTTAATATTTCTATCTGTGAGGTTTTTAATTAGACATTCTTTATTAAGTTTTACAGGTTCAAAACAGATTAGTTCTTTAAAGTGATTGGCCATATCTACAGACCAAAGACCTACATGAGCACCAATATCTATTGCGACTTTACTTCTACTTGCATATTTTAAAGAAAATGATAATGCATAATCTCTTTGTTGTGTCTGATAGTCATAACCTCTATTAACAGGAGATTGTTCTTCTAATTTCTCTGCTATATGTTTATCACTATCAGGTAACCACCAATCAAAGACTTTTTTCATTATCTACCTCTTAATACAATAGCTTCAGATAAACATTTGTTTCTTGGTCTATTTAAAAATACTTCATACTTGTAATTTAAGTCTTTTAATAGTTGTTCGTATTGCTGTAAACTAGTTTCATTATCAATTAGTTTTACTTCAAACTCAATTAGAAATGCTTTGAATGGTACATCATAAGTTAAAATCTCTGTACAAAAATCATACCATACACCCTCAATATCAGCCTTAATAATATCTGGTTGTGGCATGTCTTCTTCCATAATTTGTTTTAGATTTTTACATTCTACCTCAATATATGCTGGATTTTCACCAAATTGTGGTAATGGTAACAAAGAATAACATTTAGATAAGTCATTCTGGTCATAATAGAATTTCATTTTACCAGGTGTTTTATTATATGCCACTTGATGAAATGTCATATTGTTTTTACCCTCAAAATTTGTTTCAAATAGTTTTACACTATCTGGTGTAGGGTCATAACAATGTATATTCATATTAGGATTATCTTTTAACATAGATTGTTCCCAACCTACATCTCTATGTACACCTAATGATAATACATTATTGTTTTCTTTTACAATACTCTCTGGTAACCAGTAATTCTTGTATTGTTTAAAGTCTTGAGGTTGCATGTAAATACCTTCAAGTCTTTTGATTTCATTTAATAGTTGTGTTTCTTCCATATTACCTCACTAATATTATATCCAATGGATTTGGTTTATTAAATCTATGTACAACTCTATAGTTTAAAGTTTGTAAATAAATCAATGCGTCATCTTTGTCGCCTTTGTTGTACAATTCTTGCGAACCGTTTTCTTCAATAACAATAACAGGATTACACTTCTCTATTGTTGCTATTGCACCTTTTAAAACTTTCAATTCGTGTCCTTCTACATCTATCTTTAAGTAATCGACTTCATCTAAGTTTAAATCATCTAATCTTTTTTGTTGTACATCTTTATCACCATGTTCTACAATTGTGCCACCTTTTGCTCTTACTGTGGTGCTTTCGTCACCTAATGCAACTTGATGATATGTTAATTTCTTATGTTCATACTTCATTCTAGGTCTATAATCAAATGCATGTACTCTTTCAAAATCTTCTACTAAAGGTAAAGAATAATCACCATCTCTACAACCTACATCAATAGCAGTTCTAAATTGTTTTATGTATGGTTTAGATTTTAAATAAGTTTCTAAACACCAATCATAATTAGTCTTCATATACTGGCCAATCTGTTTGAAAAGTTACATAATTTAATTGTATGCCTCTTCTTTCTACTTTAATTTGTTTGCCTTTATTCATACCATGCCATTTGTTAGGTCCATGAAATATGTATCCATAGTTATGCCAAAATGGTACAGTTTTTACCAACTCTAAATCTTCATTATATAAATCTGTACCTAGATTAATACTCTCTCCTGTCTTGTTAACATAAATTAAACTTGATATTAGTTTTTCTGGTATATCACAATGAGGTTTCAACCAAAATCCCTCTGTATCATTCAATACCTCTAGTCTTACAAATGAGCCAGCAAAGTCATTTTCATTACCAATCATCTTAGCAATGTGTTCTCTTACTGGTCTACCACGCATTTCATTAATAAATTTTGTCAGTTCAGGATACTTTTGGTAATTATCTTTTGTAATGTATTCTCGTAGTTTGTGGTTTTGTTTCTCAACACCTTGTTTATAACCAGACCTTGTGCCATCATGTAAAACGCCTTCTCTAGTTACACTAGCGTTTCTAATTTCATCAACTTGTTCATCTGTTAAGATATTTTCAATGATAAAATGGTCCCATGGATTGTTTTCATGTTTACATCTCTGTAAACTTTCTAGTAATTTTGTCATTTGTTTTCCAACCAATCTATAAATCCCTCTGACCATACTCTGTAAGCATAGTGATTAGGATGTTGGTCGCCCTCTGCTAATTCATATTCTACATTTGATTTGACCATATCAAACATACTCGTTTCTGGCTTGTAGTAGTTTTTCCAATCTATCTGGTCTCTGATAATATTGGTCTCTTCGTTTTTAGGGTCATTTCTATACCCTATAGAATTATAGATATAATATTCTAATCCTAATTCTTGTAGTCTTTTTTGAATTTTTAAAATATTAAACAATACATGATAACAGGATGTTTCATTTATGTTATCATTTGAAACCTCTGCCCATTTTAAAGTGTGAAAGAAATCACCTCTTGTGCCAGGTCCTTTTGTGTAAGCATACTTTATACATTTTTGACTTTCAGTTGTTTTACCAAATAAACTTGACTTATAACCTCGTTCTTTATTATAAATTTGTTCACTATCATTTATAACTTGAAATCTGCCTGATGGTGGTACACCAATTAATACAACACCATCTTTTTCAAAATCGTATGTGTATAATTTTCTAAGAACACCGTCAATACTATTACCATTACGAGCAAGATTAACTTCTTCTCTATTCATATACTGTGCAATCATTGTACCAGGTCCTTTGTGTTCATCACACAATACATTTCTTTTTGGTACACAATTGCCATATGCAAAACTACAGCCTAGGTTATACAACTTTAACATTATACTTCCTTTCAAAATCATTACCATCTTTTCTATCATTGACCATTGGTTTGCCTTTGATGTTTAATGATGTGTTTAATAATATTGGACAACCAGTTTGTCTTTTCCACTCTTTCAATAAATTATAAAATCCTTCATTGTCTTCTTTTGTAACTGTCTGTACTCTACTTGTTCCGTCTGCATGTATGATAGCAGGAAATTCTTTAGGAAATTTACACTTACCAACAAACTGCATATATGGACTTGTTTCTTGTGGCATATCAAAATAATCGTGTACATCTTCTTGTAATATAGCAGGTGCAAATGGTCTAAATTTTTGTCTTCTTTTGATTACATTGACCATATCTTTTACATCATCACCTCTAGGGTCTGCTAATAGACTTCTATTACCTAATGCTCTTGGTCCAAACTCTGCTCTACCATTGGCAACACCAACCATTTTGTTTTCTTTTAGTTCTTTGATAATACTATCTATCGGGTATTCGCCCTCAATATTGGTACCTAGAAAAGGTCCTTTCCAATTTAATCTTTGTTTTGTAATGGCAGGTATACAACCTAATGCTGAACCACTATCGCCTGGATTTGGCATAATCCATATGTTTCTCTTTAAATTACTATTTGCAACACAATTTAAGGCACAACCACCACTCAATACTAAATTTATTTTTTTACAATGTTTAACAACTATTTTTTTTAATTCATCTTCATATACTTTTTGTACTGAAGCTGCTAAGTCATAATCTGTGGCAAGTTTTATATCATCTTTAGGTACACCTCTGTGATTGTTTCTTTTCAACCAATGTTCTTTCATAAAAGAAGCATACTTTGGTTTACCATAAGCAGCCATACCCATTGTGATATATTCTTCTTCATTTGGTTTTAAACCAATTCTTTGTGTTACAGCAGAATACAACAACCCTAATGATATTGGATAGTTTTGACGACCTATTAGTTTCTCATTATCCCATAGTGTCATGGTTTCTAATTCACCAATAGAATCTACTGTTAATATATTAGCGTCATCAAATGGCGCTGTGTAGTAACCACCTGCCATGTGTGAATGGTGGTGTTGTGCATAATCTGTAATCTTGATATTAAATTTTCTTAGGTATATACTAGGCAACTCTCTAGGGTCAAACGCATGTTTATATTGACCTGCTTTTAGTTGTCGCCATTTTTTCAACCATGGTTTTTCATAATAGACTACCTTATCAAAAGGACCATATGCCATGGCCTCTTTGACAATCTCCCAATTAAGATATTGGTCATTCTTAATCTTTGAATATCTTTCTGAATGAGCAGCCCATAATATCTCTGCACCGTCTGTAACGGCCATAGCTGCGTCATGGTTTAGACAATTTATACCTAGTATTCTCATTTGTATATAAAAGGGTCCTTTTTCTTAGCTTGATATTTTTGCCATTTGGTTTTAAACCAATTGATTATTCTTTTTACCATACATTTTCTCCGTTTAAATGCCCATATGCTTTACCACTTCTCATCTCTTCTTCGGTAAATTGAGCACACATTAATGATTTTATCCAATCTTCTCTGTCGCCAGCATATAAAGGGTCTTTAATTTGGTCTAACTCATCTAAACCTAAACTTACAGGATAAGCTGGTGAATGTTCACTACAATAACTAGGTATGCCATTCATAACTGCTTGTACGGCACACATAGAGTGAAAAGATACCATAGCATAACAATCTTTTAAATCTTCGATTAATGGTTTATCTACTTTATCTCCCCAATCTGCTTTGTTTTTGAATTTTTCTCTTATAACAATAGGATGTTTTCTATCATACTTTGCAATCTTCTTTACAATGTCTTGTGTCCATTGGTGTCTATCTATACCATACCAAAGAGCTGTATGATAACTAGGTGGTATAACAAGAATATGTTTACCGTCATACTGCCATGGTTTTGGTGTTAATTCATCTTTGCATTTTTGATTAAGTCTTTCCATAAGTTTATCGAATCTTCTATCGACCTTATAAGACTTTTCTAAATAATTTTTTTGAGTGTTGTTTTTACAGATACGATACCATCTATCGCCTGTGTCTGATTGTTGGTAGTCTTTCATAAAGAAATATGGTTGGTCAAAATAAAACCAATCTTTCTCTTTAGCAATACAAACATCATGTACTTCTTTTGTACCTCTAACTAAACCTTGAAATACTGCAATGTCTGGTATTTCTAAATTCCAGTCTGGCCAACTGTAATCTAAAAATCTATCAGCACCTTTACCTTTTGCACTATCATTTTCTTTAGCATTAAATACTCTATGATTATGTCTTTCACAGAATGCTTTTAAAAATGGTAATGAAGAGTTTTTGGTATTAAATAGATAGATTTTCATAGCCAACCTTTTTAATATAATAACTATCGACAATATCAGATAATGGATTGCCCACTTTTTCTGTGTCAAATAGTTTTTTTAAATTGTAATCTGGTAATTCTTTCACAAATGCCTCATACATCATATCTTTGTCTGCGTTACCTTTTCCAGTAGCACCTTTTTTAACAACACTAGGTACAACTGTGTGATAACCATACTCTTCTTCAAGTAAACGATATTTAAGAATACCACAATTTTCAGCAATTTGAAATACACCTTGGCCTTTTGAACCAAAGGAGTATCCTTCAATGAAAATAATTGGTTGATTTTGTTTGTAGTTTGATAATAGGTCCATAACAAAATCTGATATATAAGTAAATCTTTCAATAGGGTCGTTCCATTCTTTATGTTCATAACCAGTTATATTCTCACCTTGTTTACCTGTCCATTTCTTTTTACTTGTTAGGTAATGAAATGAAAAAGTACCACTTCTTATGTCGTCAATATGTATAGCCGGACTGGTAAGACTATAATCAATTCCAATCTTCGTCTTCCATATCGACTTCACTTTCGTGTCGTTCTTCAAGTTCGTCTTCTTCATGTTCTACCTCATGTCCACAAAATGGGCAAGTAAGTGGTTCTAAATCTTGCTCTTCAATATCCCATATTACGGTATATTTAGTTTCGCAGGAAGAACATGTTATTTTTCTCTTTTCCATTATAGTTTAAATTTTTTAAATTGGTCCTTAGTTACATCTTGTTTGATACCACCGATTACATAAGATTCAATCTCTGTTTCTTGTGGTGCGTTTTGCATACCTTTGCTGTTCAACCAATGGTCTACCCATGGCAAAGGATTTGTTTTTTGTTCGTACTGTGGTGTTAGACCGATTGCTTTCATTCTTCGGTTTGCCATGTACTCTACAAACTGGTGTAATAGTTTTTCTGATAATCCAATCATACTTCCTTGTGAAAATAGATATGTTGCCCACCTTTTTTCCTCTTCTACAGATTCCTCATACATCTTATAGACTTCTTTTTCACATTCTTTTCTAATTTTAATCATGTCTTTGTCATCATTACGGTCATGCCAATTATTGATAACTGTTTGTGACATTGCAAGGTGTTGACTTTCATCTCTTGCAATCATAGAAATAATCTTAGCACTACCCTCTAGTAGTTTTAATTCACCAAAAGCGAAACTACAAGCAAAAGATACATAGAACCTTAATCCTTCAAGTATGTTTACAGACACCATAGCAAGATACATTTTCTTTTTAAGTTCTTGTAAATCAACTTTACTCTTATCTAGGTGCCATCTATAACCCATTTCAATTAGGTCATCATAAGTCTTTGTTACACTCTCTGCTCTTTTTTCAATCTTCTCATCTGTAAGAATAGTATCAAATACTTCATTTGGATTTGAGTATAGATTTTTAATAATATGTGTGTAACTTCTACTATGAATTGTTTCCATGAAATCCCATGTAACAATACAGCCTTCTAGTTCAGGATTAGATACGAAAGGTAAAAATGCCAAACATGGACCTCTACCTTGTACACTATCTAGCATTGTTTGATATTTTAGGTTTGAAGTAAAGATAAACTTTTGTTGTTCAGATAGTTCAGAATAATCATTCCTATCTTTCTGTAAAGAAATCTCCTCTGGTCTCCAGAAATAACCTAATTGTTGTTGATTCAACTTATCAAATATAGGATATTTCATATCACTATATTGTTGTACTTGTAAGTCTTCACCAAAAAACATAGGTTGTTTCATTTGGTCTAAATTTTTATCTTTGTTAAATACACTTCTTGACATTAATCTTTTCTCTCCTTGATATCATAAAAATAGTTATCGTCATCACCTGCTGTCCATTTCTGTTCACATTCTACACTATACTCTTGCGTGGACACCTTGAAGTCTGGAAACTTCAATTCGCTGGGAGTATAACTCTTGTCATAGAATATAACTCTGTTGTTAGGTTGAGCGGCAAAATGGCCATTCTCTAACCTTAAAATATTAAACGACTTATGTTGTGATGGTACTTCACTATAAGTCACATTTCTTTCTAAATTCGTACTATTCGCATTATCAATTGTAAACATATACCAACCTTTATACCATTTTTTACTTGGCGACAAATACTTACATTGGTTGCCTGATAACATTTGCTTTTCGACAATTGCAATATCATAACTGAAACAATCCCATAACTGTAGCTCTGTTAGAGGAACATCCTCTGTTACTTCTTTTTTCCATGTAAACGCACTAATAGGCAATTTGTCATATAAAGCACCATATTCAGGAATATAAGTTTCAAAGTATAATGCTCTGCCTTGTATAGACTTTGCTGTAACCCATACACCCTCAACTAACTCACCATGTCCTTTTTGGCCATCATATAGATACTCTTTTTTAATGTACACATCAACATGAGGTACATTGACACACAAATATGCCATAAGTTATCCTTTCTATATTGTACAACTATCGCAATCTTCTTCAGCTTGCAAAGTTGCTGGTTCTGTTAATTCTACATTATCTTTCCAACCTAAATCATGTGTTGGTTCGTCAAGGTCTTTTTTAGCGTCATAAGTATTCTGATAATATGAAGTCTTCCAACCATACTTGTATGTTGACAATAGGTCTTGAGCCATTACTGATACTGGCACTTGATTGTCTTCATAATTTTCTGGATTGTAAGACCAATTACCACTAATCGCTTGGTCAAAATACTTTTGCATTACTGCAACGATATTTATATATCCTTCATTCCCTTTCATGTCCCATAATAGAGTATAAAAGTTCTTTAATCTTTGATAATCTGGTACAACTTGTTTTAATGTACCTTTTTTAGATTTCTTAATGCTTAGATAATCTCTAGGTGGTTCAATACCATTTGTTGCATTTGAAACCACGGAAGAAGATTCAGATGGCATTTGAGCAGATAAGGTGCTATGTCTTAGGCCATGCTCTTTAATGTCTTTCCTTAATTGTTCCCATTTCATAGATAGTTTTCTCTTAACGATTTCATCTACCTCTGTTTTGTAGGTATCAATAGGTAAGATACCATCTGAATATTTTGTACGGTGGAAATATTCACAAGGACCTTTTTCTTTGGCAACCTCATTACTTGCTTTTAATAGATAGAATTGAAATGCCTCTGTCAATTCATCAACTTCTTTCCACGCTTCTTTTTCATCATAACCTAATTTGTGTTTTGCTAGATAATGTGCAAGACCAATATAACCAATACCAAGACTTCTTCTTGCTTTCGTAGATACTTCAGCAGACTTAACTGGATATTGTTGATGGTCGATAATCTCTTCTAATGCTCTAACAGCAAGGTCACATAATCCTTCTAATTCATCTAGGTAACCAATCTTACCAACATTGATTGCACTTAAAATACACAATGCAATCTCACCTTTACCGTCAATATGTTGAATAGGGTCTGTAGGCAATGTAATCTCTTGGCATAAGTTTGACATGTAAACTCTATCTTTAAAACTAGAATGAGTATTACAATGGTCAATGTTCATTATGTAAATTCTACCGGTTTCAGCTCTTTCTTTGAGCATGTCAAAAAACA